CAACGATCAAGGACCTTGATTCATACGGCATCGAATACGCGGACGAAAAGCTCGCGGGCAAGCTGCTCGAATCGGTTTCCGCAGCGGTGCGCGCCGCCGCCGGCTGCCCCATCACACGCGGCGAATACACGGTGACCATCCCCGGCGAAACCTCACGCAGGCTCGACCTGCCCATGCGCCCCGTGATTTCCGTGAGCCGCGTGCTCATGGACGGCGAGCAGACCGGTGATTGGAAACTGCTCGGCAACGCGCTGTACAGGGAAAGCCTGTGGAGCCTGCCGAACATGGTCCCCCGCTCCATCACCGTCACCATGCTCGCCGGCTATGACCCGATCCCCCCGGACATCGTGCGCCTCGTGTGCAGCATGGTCGCAGCCGGACTCGTCCAGCAGTCGAACGGCGGCCCCGGCGCTCACCGCGACGAATCGTACGCACGAATCGACGACGTGCAGATCGGCTACCGTCAGGGCGACTCCGAGATCATCGACGCACTCGAACTGCCCGAGGGCACGAAACGAGCCCTCCGCAACAGGTTCGGCATGCGAGGCATCGCCATAGGGGTGTTCCGATGAACGTGCAGCACATCCTCAACCGAGGCCGACAGCTCGCCGAATCATTGATGACCGACCAATGCCGCGTCACCCATATGGGCAAACCGGTCACCGACCCCGAAACGGGACTGGTGGAACCGGCCGCGAACACCGTGTATGAGGGCAAGTGCAAGGTGCAGACCTCGGGCGGTCTGGCCGCCGAGAACACGGAGGGCGGCATCGTCGAAGCGTTGGGTGCCGTCACCCCCGTGTGGAGCATGTACGTGCATTTCCCCTACGGCACCACGGGTTTATTGCCGGGCGACGTGTGCGAGATAACCGAAGCCGCCGACCCGAATCTCAAGGGCAGGAAACTCCGGTTGTTGAACATGCAGTCCGAGAAGACACACTCCACCGCATGCCGGTGGAACGTGAAGGAGGGGGGCAACAGCAATGAGTGACGTGACAGTCGACGCTTCGGAGCTGACCGCTTTCGGCCGCAGGGTCGCCGCAGCGCACGCCATGGCTTCGGTCAAGGTCGCGCAGGCGGTGAAGAAGGGCGCGCAAAACGTCAAGGAAGGCGTCATCTCCGACCTGCAGACATCATCGAACTACGCGATCAGCCGTATCGGCATCGGCTACGAAATGGGCAACACCGGCACCACCATTTATGCGGATGTGAGCCCCCGCGACGGCGGAGCTTCCGACTTGGCCAACATCGCGTTCTTCGGCACCGCGAAAGGCGGCGGAACCCACTGGTTTTACCAGTTCGCCGAACAGGAATTGCCCACGCTCGCCGAATACGTGGGAGACGCGGCCGACGACATGCTGATAGGAGCCATCGGATTATGAGCGTCATGGACTTGACCAATGCGGTTCTCGATCTGCTGCCCTCCATGCCGTCCGGCGTGAAGGTGTACAGGCAGGAGGAGCCATTGGAGTCGGAGATGCCGCCGTGGATCATCGCGCGCGTCTCCACCGACCGTCATGTGGCGGCGGAGACGATGCGGTTCACCGCCCACTCCGCCCTGTTGGAGGTTCGCGCCGTCAGCACCACCGCCGACAGTGTGAACATCTGGTGTGACGACATGCTGATTCCCGCGTTGGCGAACCGCTCCCCCACCCGGCCGCCGGGCTACACGGTCGGCCAGCTCACCCTGTACGAGGATTCCGGCGCATACGCGGCCGGTCTGACCGCCGACGACACCGCGCGCCGCTACCAGGTGCGCGTCCTCCGGTTCCGATTCACGTGGAGCCGACCGTAATCAACCAATCATTTACCAAAAGCCTTCAACGCCACCCCATACGGGGGTGGCTTTTTGCTTTAAGGAGCGCATCATGACCCTGAAACTGGGTACAGAGATTCCCGGCACCAGTGCCGAGGGCAACATCACCACCATCTGGGTGCCGGCGATCAAGAACATCAAGGCCCCGACCATCATCGAGCTCGAGGCCGGCACCGACATCTCGAACTACGTCATGCTTGGCGGCTGGAGCTTCGACCCGTCGCAGGACACCGTGTCCGACCAGCGCGAGAACACCGTGCAGGACTTCGGGGCCCCCGGCCGCAAGAGCGCCGGCGACATCAGCATCGAGGTCATCGACAACACGAACACGGAGCACAAGGAACAGAACGAGGCCGTCACCCTCATGCACGAGGGCGCGTCCGGCTATATCGTGCGTCGCCGCGGCATGGCCACCGACGCGCCATTGGCCTCCGGCCAGAAGCTCACCGTCGTGAGCGTGAAGTGCGGCGAAAAGAAGGTCATCAACCCGGATGCGAACACCATGATCCGCAGTCAGATCCCGCTGTTCGCTCAGGCTCCCGGCTGGGAGTCCGAGACCGCCGTGCTGGCCGCAGCCTGACAAGTTCTTCCGTGCGGGGATTCTAAGCCTTTCTGGCCCCGCACAGGCATTCTCTCTTCTCTCTCTCAGAAAGGTTTTCAGACTTTCAGAAAGGGATAATCATGGCTTTGGAAGTGAAGCGCAAGCGCGTGGACGTCGACCTCATATTGGATCAGGAGAAGGCCGAACAGGTCGCCGCATTGGGAGCAGACCTGGAACGCGCCATGGCGCAGCATGTGACCGAGGGCGGCAACGCCGCCGCCAAACGCATCGCCGAACAAATCGACAGGCTGCGCGACGAGGTGAAGGACGACACCGTCCGCATCACCCTGGAGGCGCTGCCGCTCTCCCAGTGGCGTCAGGTACTCGAGGCGAACACCGTCACCGAGAACGGCGTACCGAAACAACACATCGAGGACATCTGCGCCGACGCCGTCAGACTCATGGTCAGGAAGACCGTGCCGGAAACCCCCGTGGAAGAGCTGGCCAACGTCATGACCGAACTGTCCGACGGCCAGATCAGCCCCATCTGGTACGCGATCCGTGACCTGAATGCGAAGCTCATCGACCCAAAAGACGCACTCGAATCAGCCTCGCGGATAATCCGCAGACAGTAAGGGAACTGCGAATCTGCCAGAAGCTCGGCATCAGCTACAAGCGTTGGCTCGGCTGGGAACCGTCGTATCGGGTGGAAAGGGACGGGCATAGGCGCATCACCGGCTACACGCCGGAAACCGAATGGGATGCGACCGAACGCGAATGGATGCTCGCACTCGACGAATACGAGCGCACGCTGTGTCCGCGCTGCGGGATGCCCGTCAGCATATGCCACGACGAGCTGGCCCCCACCAAATACGCGAGCGAGGTCGGCGTCTGTCAGATCGACCTGATGCGCCGCATCGGGCTCGAAGAATACCGCAAGGACCATTCCGCGGAATCCGCCACGAAACTTGACTCACTGACCGTGGGCATCAACCCACGATGATCCGACAGGAGGATATGCCATGGCCGGTGGCCTGAACCGCAACATCACCGTCCGCCTGCTCGCGGACACCAGCAATTTCACCGCCGGCATGGCCAAAGTGTCCGGCGAAAGCCAGAAGACCGCGACCACCATGGAAGCCGCCGGAGGCAAATCGAAGCTCATCACCACCGGCATCGCGGCGGCCGGTGTCGCCGCCACCGCGCTGGGCGTGGCCGCTGTCAGGATGGCGGCGGACTTCGACGCCAGCATGTCGACGGTGCAGGCCAACACCGGAGCCAGCGCAGATGAGATGAATCAGCTCCGTCAGGCCGCCATCGACGCCGGCGCCGACACCATATACTCGGCCACCGAATCCGCCGACGCCATCAACGAACTCGGCAAAGCCGGCCTATCGACCTCGGATATTCTCTCCGGCGGTTTGAGCGGCGCATTGAACCTCGCAGCGTCCGACGGCATGGCCGTAGGCGACGCCGCCGAACTCATGGCCACCACCCTCAAACAGTTCAACCTGACGGGCGCCGAATCCACTCAGGTGGCCGACGCGCTGGCGGCCGGCGCAGGCAAGGCCGTCGGTTCCGCCCATGACCTCGGCCTCGCATTGAATCAGGCGGGTCTGGTGGCCAACAGCATGGGCGTCAGCATGCAGGAGACCACCGGCACGCTCGCCGCGTTCGCCAACGCCGGCATGATAGGCAGTGACGCGGGCACCAGCCTCAAGACCATGCTCCAACGACTGGCCAGCCCCACCGACAAGGCGCAGACCCTCATGGACGAGCTCGGCATCAACGTGTACGACGCCAATGGCAAGTTCATCGGCCTTGCCGGTGCCGCAGGCCAATTGCAGAACGGTTTGAGCGGCCTGAGTCAACAGGAACGCAATGCCGCGCTCAACACCATCTTCGGAGCCGACGCGGTGCGAGCCGCGAACGTGCTCTACGAGCAGGGCGCGGAAGGCATCGACGACTGGACGAAAGCCGTCAGCCAATCCGGCTACGCCGCGGACCTCGCCGCCAAGAAGAACGACAACCTGAAAGGCGATCTGGAGAATCTGAGCGGCTCTTTCGAATCCCTCATGATCTCTTTGGGCGAGGGAGGTCAGGGACCATTGCGCTCCCTCGTGCAGACACTCGACACCCTTGTTGACGGTTTCGCGTCATTGCCTGCGCCCGTACAGCAGTCCATAGTGCTGATGGCGGCTCTGGTTGGAGGCAGTGTCGCAGTCCACAAAGCGATGGGGCCGCTGAACTCTAGCAGCAGCCAGCTTGCGCAAACCCTCGGATTGATTGCCGACCCAGGGCAAAGGCTCATAGGCCTCGGCTCCGGAATCGCGTCAGCGTTCCAGACATGGGGCGCAACTTTCGGCAGTGCAGAATCTCAGATAAACACGTTTGGCACCACTATCAGTCGTTCTCAAGGCGTTATGGCCGGTTTCAAAAGCATCGGCAGCGGACTGTTCGCCGCCTTGGGCGGCCCATGGGGCATCGCCTTGACGGTCGCGGGCGCGCTGCTTGTGGGCTTCGCCAAATCCGCGCAGGACGCGAAAGCCAACATCAGCGAATTCTCCGACGCAATCAACCAGTCCGGCAGCTCCGTCGAAACACTCATCAAGAAAATCGCCAGCGGCGAGGACAAAACATGGGACTTCGGAGACAAGTTCGCCACCGGCTTAGGTTCCCTTGGAGAAGCACTCGACAAAGCCGGCATCGAATACAGCACGTTCGCAAAGGCCGTCAACGGGTCCAAGGAAGCGCAAAAACTGTTCAACAAACAGCTGAAAAACGCCGAAAACAGCATGTCCATCATGGAGACAGACAGTATCCGAGACAGTTACAACAAGCTCTCCGACCAGGTCAGCAAAGCCAAGGAACAGGTCAGCAAAACCAATGAGGAAGTCGCCAAGGCGGGAGCCAGCGGAGACACGGCCGCCGAAGGCACCAACAACTACGCCGACAGCACCGACAATGCCACCACAGGCACCAAAGACCTCTCCGACGCCATTGACGATCTGGTGAAAGGCTTCCTCAACCTGCCGGGAGTGCAGTTGTCCGCGGATCAGGCCGTCACCCAATTCAATCAGGGCATACTCGACCTTAACGAGAGCATCGCGAAGAACGGACGAGTGCTCGATGACAACGGCAACGCTTTGGCGGGCTATGAGTCTCAGGCGTATGACAGCCAGTCCGCTCTGCAGGGGCTTGCGTCCACCGCGCAGAGCACGGCGCAGAAGATCATCGAGGAGGGTCAGGCCCATGGCGATGCCGCTGCTGCTACCCAGCAGGCGGGCGATATCCTCGAACGGGCACGTCAGGCGTACATCGACAACGCGACCGCAGCCGGCATGAGCGCCGACGCGGCCGCAGCTCAGGCAGACCGTTACGGTTTGGCCCGCAGCGAGGCCGACAATCTGCGTCGGAGCATCGAATCCATGAACAGCGAGGCCGCTAACCCTGTTGACGTGAGGATTACGATCACGGACGAGGCCAGCGACGTGCTGGACAAGGTGAAGGTCAAGGCCGAGAAAATCGACGACAAAACCGTGCGATTGACCGGTGACGACACCGACCTGATGCAGAAGATCGCCGACGCCACCAACGCGAAGATCGACCCCAAGACCGGCTACCTGGACTTGGATAAGAGCCAGTTCGACGTCGCCATGGCAATCGCCGGCGGCGCAAAAATCGACGACAAGACCGGCGTCCTCAAGGGCAACAACACGCCCCTGTTCGACAAAATGGTCGAAGCGAACGGCTGGCAGATAGATCCCAAGACCGGCTACATCTATGGCAAGAACGGTCAGGCTTTGCAAGCGATCCGCGATGTGAACAACGAACCCTTGGAAACCCCGAGGGAGGTCACGGTCACCACGAACATCGTCCGCAACTTCATTGATAACTATATGAAAAACGACGTGCCGGATGACAGCGTGGGCGTTCGCCCGCCCTCCAAGACCGGCGGCCTGTTCACCGGTTATGGGGTTTCGATGCGCGGCTACGCCACTGGCGGCCGCGTCATCGAGGGCCTCCTGCCAGGCAAGGCCACCACTACGGGCGGCGACAACATCACGTTGGCGAACGCGCGAGTCAAGAGCGGCGAATTCGTGTCCAATGTGAAATCCGTCGCATATTATGGCGCCGACACATACGCGGCCATGAACCGCCGGCAGATACCCAAGGAATCGTTCTCCGGCCGGGATATCGACGTGAGCGGCGTCATCGAGGAGATACGTTTCTTCCGCGAGCAGATCGGCCCAATCATCAGCGCGTATGCCCCGCAACTCGGCAAACGCGACTTACAGCGGCTCACCAAGGAGGCTTTGCGCACATGATGCACACGCTCACCTACACGTCAAACCGCGCCGGAACCGTGATTGATCTCGCCGACCCGGAGGGAATCATGTGCGGACAGATCCTGGAGCTACGCACCCGCACGTGGGAGTTCGAGCTCGGCTACCGGTCATTGCGGGCCACGCGGCCCGCGAAGACCGTCAAGGTCACCGGACTCGTCTACGGTATCCCGGCGCTCGAAAAGGCCGAGGAACTGTTCGACGCGGACATGTACGCCTACCTCAACGATGCCGCGAAACCCGGCGTCATCACGGTGGACGGATGGTCACAGACCTGCCTCGTGGTCGGCCACGAACCTGACTACACGTCACCCCTGCTCGTGCGCGGCGATTTCACGGTCGCCTTGCTTGACGGGGTGTGGCACAAACCGGTCAGGCAGAGCTTCAGCCGGTCGACGGCCCGCTACAACAGAGGCAAGGACTATCCCTACGACTATCGCTACGATTACGCGCCGACCCGCAACGTCAGCAGCATCGACAACCAATCCGCCTTGCCCTCGCGGATGAGGCTCACCATTTACGGGCCGGTCTCTACGCCGAGCATCATCATCGGCGGCAACAAGGTGATAGCCGACGTGAGCGTCCCATCCGGCGGCTACCTCATCATCGACGGCACCGGCTCACCACGCACGGCCGTGATGGTCGCCGCCAACGGCGACATCACCAACGTGTTCGACAAAACGCATCGCGACCAGGCCTCCAACGAATACGCGTTCGCCACCCTCCCGCCGGGACTGCAGCAGGTCTCATGGGATGAATCGTTCGGCTTCGACGTGGAGTACTGGTTGGAGCAGACGGGACTGCCATGGACCTGATCTGGACCGACACCGCTCACGTGCCGCAGGGCGAACTCGTCTCCCCCGCACTCGACCTGCAGTACGGCGACGAGCAGAATGATTTCGAACTCACTCACTCCACCACCGGACTGCTGCTCTCCGACGGCTGCTACATCGGGGCGGAGGGCACCGAGTTCGGAGGCCGCGTCGACGCGGTGCGTATCACTGTGGATGACGGGCATGCCCTGTATACGCTCACCGGCCGCACATGGCACGGTTTGCTTGCGGGCAAGATCATCCAACCCGACTCCGGCGCCGACCGGCTCACGGTCTCCGGCGACGCCAACAACATCATCCGCACGATAATCAGCCGGATCGGACTGTCCACGGTGTTCGACGTGCCCTCGGAAACGAGCGGCATCACCCTCAGCAACTATTCGTTCCGCCGGTACATTACCGCGTGGGACGGGTTGCGCATGATGCTCACCGCGCAGGGAGCCAGACTCGACCTGACCTACACCGCTGGACGCTGCCGGATTCGCGCGGTCGCCGCCGACACGTACGGCGACGCGGACAGCGACCAGCGCATCAGTTTCGAGGCACAACGCATCTGGACCCAAGTCAACCACCTCACGGGCCTGGGCAAAGGCCAGCTGCGCAACAGGGCGCGCAGCGACTGGTATGCGGATGCGTCCGGCAACATCTCCCAGACCCAGACTCTGACCGGCGACCGGGAGATAGCTCAGATCTACGAGCTCACATCCTCCGAAGGCGCCGAATTGTCCGACCAGACCAGGGACAAGCTCAAGGACATGTGGAAACAGGGCACCGTCGATTTGACGATCCCCGAGAACCTTGGCCTGCATATCGACGACCATGTGCGCGCCTACGATGCGCTGACCGGCGTCAGCGTGGACAGCCCCATCGTGCGCATCACCGTCAAACTCGCCAACGGCACACCAACCATCCGATACGAAGCCGGCCAATACAGTTGGCCCGATGAACAAGACTAAAGGAGCATCATGCCGAAACAGTCCAACATCACCCTCTACTCCTGTGATCGGCCTTCGTGCGTCAACAAAGAATACGTGTTGCCCAACGCGACGGCCAGCCCCAACTGGCACGAGGTCACGCGCGTCGACCGCAACGGCAACCAGAGGAAAATCCTTTTTTGCGAATCCGACTACCAGCAGTACCTACAGTTGGCCGAAAATCAGGACAAGGATTATGACCTCTGGCTCAACAAGTCCCTCAACGCGGAAGGTAAGTGATCATGGCAACAAATCTGCTTGTAACCGGCTCGCACGGCGGCGACGACCCGCACGTGGAATCGAAGCATGACGCGCTCATGCACGCCGCCATGCTCGGCCGAAGCGGATACATTTTGAAAACCCGGAATTGGACGATGAAACCGACGGCGAAGGATGCGAACAACATCACCATCCCAGCATGGGACCTCGTGGTCGAGGGCCGGCAGATCTACATCGCCGCGCCGACCGACGTGAACATCCAATCCGGCTCGCAAGGGCAAAAACGACGCGATCTCATCGTGGCCCGGTACGCGTTGAACTCAGGCACCGGCGTGGAGACGGTCACCCTCGAAGCCATCAAGGGCAGGCCCAGCGCGGCCACGCCCGCGGATCCGGGCATCGAGACCGGCAGCATCATCGGCGGGGCCATCGTCTCCGACCTGCCCCTCTGCCGCGTCAACCTCGACGGCATCACCATCACATCGATTGACACGCTGGTCAATGTTATGCAGCCCTTGGAGGATGTGTGGGATTCCCTAACCCCTGTCACGGGCCGGGTCAAGATGCCGTATTCCGATAGGTATATCACTCTGGTTCGCGTCGGCCGTATCGTCACCGCCTGCGCGTATATCACGCTGACAAGTAATTTCAATCAGGTCGGCAACACATCCGTCAACGAGACAATTCCGGAGGGTTTCAGACCGTCCGGCGATTCCCGCGCGGTCATGCGCGGCACCGACAACAGCGGCGCGACCAGTTTCTACCTTTACGGCACGCCGGAGGGGAAAATGGTGTTGAACGGCACCGGATATACCAGCCGATTCGTCGGTATATCCGGCTGTTGGATTACCGAGTAGCATTCCCTAACCCCGGCGGAGTACGCGCCGTATATCCAGTGCGCCGGGCATACGGTAACGACCGGTGATGACGGCACGTTCTGGGTGGGCGTCAAGTCTCCGAACGGCAAGCCTCCGGACTATGCCTCGTACACGGTCGGCCCTTTCGGCACCGGGTTCAATGACGAGGACGGCATCATCGCCCACCTATGTGACGTGACCGCCACCGGAGTCCGGTTCCGCCTCTACACGACGCGCTATCAGCGGTGGTGCGGCAAGACCGCGATCTTCGGCAAATGGATCGCCGTATGGCGCCGCTAGCTGAACGTGACACCGTCGGGGATTGGCAAGGTGCGAGGCGTGTGCATGCACCGGTCTCCGTTGGACAAGCCGCCGACGACCATGATGGTGCCGTTCGCGTTCCAAGTCGCTTGTTTCGCCCAATTGCCGACTGGCAAAGCCCACAGGCAGCCGAGAGACACCGCCTTGGACGGTTTCACTCCCGACGCGTATTGGAACACCGGGTAATCGTGGCTCAGGTTCACCGTGCTCTTGAACCCGCTCAAGTCCGCGTGGAGCAGTCGATTACGCTCGTCCACGACGATCTGCAT